GATCGAAATCACCAACACCAAGGGTCCCTCTGAGGCAAACCTCAACATGATGGAAGACTGCATTCAGTGGACTCTTTCATGCACGGATCGTTCACAGGTTCTGCTGCCTCCACAGGGAGATATGAGGTGGTTCATGATGAACAAGAGCAACTACTTCATGACGCTCTACACATGGAGTGGACTCAAGAAGACTGCTTCATCGGGCTACCAGAGCTTTGCGAAGGAGAAGATTACACCCGAGATGCTTGGCCAGAAGAGCTTTCTGGTCTGTGGTCCTCCGGCGACTGGGAAGACCCAATGGGCTCTCAGTCACTTTCAGAAGGCTGTGCTTGTGCGTCACTTGGATGATCTCCACAATATCACTCCTGAGACAGATGGTGTGGTTTTTGACGATATGTCATTTAAGCATATGCCTTCTGGGTCTATCATCCACATGCTGGACATGGACTTCGATGCGCCTATTCATCTTAGGTATAACAACGCAAGGATCCCTAAGGGAATGCCTAGGATTTTCACCTCTAACGACAGTGACATCTTTATTCCTGACAAGATCATTAGTGAGGACGTTAGCGCAGCTATTGCGCGTAGGTACGAGTTGATTTTGGTTACAGACAGGCTTTATTAACCATCCTTATAATAAAGTTGAGTTACAATATCGTTCACACGACCCACAGCATAGATATCCTGACTGGCAGAGTAGTTCGAATACGCGTAAAGCAGACAATGGTAGTCGAAAAACTTGGGATCGGATCCACCGTTGTCGTACTGAATAATACCTGAGCGACTAAACTTCTTTCCCGGGATCCAAAACTTCACAATGCGTGTTGCACGCGACATGTACCTCTGAGCATCGGTCTGCTGATTGATACCCAAATTGGTTCCAGTGGCAGTGTACAATGGACCAATAGTGCTGGTATTAGGTGCCTTCATCTTGAAAGTCTTGCTATAAAGAATACTGTATCTTTCCGTGTTGAATGTATCCAACATCTTGTTTCCACTGATGCCATTGAATAGAGTTGCCCTGGTAGGAGTATCTCCACGAGCTGCACGAACAAATATTAACCGAAATGTTACATCACTGTACCTTTCATTGAGTTCAACCATCATCTTCAAACTAAAACCTCGAAGATTGATCTTGTCGCCAATGCGATTGTTCGTCTTCCCCGCCTCGGGATCTGTGATTCCCTGCGTCGTATACAAAGGATTGTTGATTAGCGTGACGAAACTGTTGTGTACAATTTCGGTACCATCAGTAATGGTGTTCACTGAAGACTTGGTTTCAATATTCCTGTTCAGTTGCTGAGCGATAAGCCGCTTGATCTTAGACCGTCGTTGACGCTTGAGTCTGTAACGAGCCATCTCGTTTTGTTGACGGAGTCAAGGCCTCTTAATATTATATAGAGGCCTTGACTGACTGACTGACTGACTGACCTACATATAACTCTTGGCAGCCAGGATTTGACCTCATGAAAAATGCCGGGAAATGGCAGGAAAAGGTCAGGAAGAATGCTTGTCAGAGGGCGTTACACTAATACGCCGCCTTATAAACATCTGCAAAGAGGTACTTTGGCTTTTAAGGCATGGTCCGTGCTGCAAAAGACCAGATCAAGGCGATCAAACGCGTTGGCAACAGTAAGGAGTGCCATCAGGGGTTGGTCAAGACGCAGGGCTGCCAATATCAGAGGGCGAAATTACGTTAGAAACCTCCGTAAACGTTATTAAATAAATTGGCAGTTTTACGGTTCTTACAAAAAAGACTCGAAAGTGTCCGCGGGAACAATTTTTTTTAGCCGGTTTGACTGACTGACTGACTGACCAAAAAAACATCTTTACCATGATCAACCTGAGCGATCTGGCGCGATCTCCTGGCTCCACGGGCACCTTCCGCCTGCAGGCACGAAAGGTTCTCCTTACGTTTGCAGAGTGGATTGACAAGGAGGAACTGGCAAACCATGTCCGTACGGTTACTGGGGCGCAAGAAGCGCAAATCAAGATCGCGCATGAGACTGGTGACACGGGACATAAGCACACTCATTGTGCCGTGGACATCGGTAAGACATTCAACTCTCGAGACGCTCGAGTTTTTGATATCAATGGCGCGCACCCCAACATCCAGATCCCTAAGTCCGCGGTACACTGGGAAAGGATTGTGAAGTACCTCGATAAGGATGACGAGGAGCCGTTCGGTGAGATCGAAATCACCAACACCAAGGGTCCCTCTGAGGCAAACCTCAACATGATGGAAGACTGCATTCAGTGGACTCTTTCATGCACGGATCGTTCACAGGT